TATCCAGCTAGATTATATTTTGAACCTTATGGATTACCTGCAACTCTTAAAGTTAGTCAACTTTTAGAAGATAAACGTGATCTAGAAGGATTCAATTCAATAGATATCTATCGTAATTGGCTACCTCACGATAAACAAAATAGTATTTCATATCCTAAATAGAGGTATTTATGAATCTTATAACTAAAGAAGAATATTTAGCTGGAACAATTAATTCTATCGCTACTAAATATTCAGAGCTTAGAACTAAATCTAAGCCTCCTACGTTTGCTCTTCAATACGACGGTACCTGGTTTACATTGCATAAACGAACAGGCTTTCCTAAAGAACAAGCTAAACAGATAGAGAAATCATTTCATGAACTCTACGCGGTCTCCGGGGAATTCAATAAGAAGAATAAAGAATTTATGGAGAAGCATGGCTATATAGAATGTGCATTCGGACTAAAGCTAAGAACTCCGATTATTTCGCAGTGCGTAATGGGAAATTCTAAAACTCCCTATGAAGCTGAAAGCGAAGGACGTAGCGCTAATAACGCAGTAACTCAGTCATGGGGCATGTTGCTTAATCGAGCAATCATTGCTGCTAATAGACGTATTGAAGAAGCTGGGCATGGAACTGCTATTCTTCCCTGTAACATGATTCATGATGCAGGATATTTCTTAGTAAAAGCAGAACCTCAGTATATTAAATTTTTAAATGATGTACTGATAGAGGAGATGGAATGGAACGATAATGATCTAATTAGATCTACAGATGTTCCTATGAAAGCTTCACTTGAAGTCGGTAAGTCTTGGGATAAATTAGTCCCATTACATAACAATGCAACTCTTAAGGAAATTACAGATGTCTTTCCAATTCTCACAGGATCAGGTTGATGCAGTAGACGGTATTTGTCGTACGTTACTTGATCCTTCTAATAAATCTCATGCCATAGCAGTTCTTACCGGGTCAGCAGGTACTGGTAAGACTACTGTAGTTACGGAAATTCTTGATAGAATTAGTCAACATACCCAAAAAACTAATGTTGAATTGTCTGCTACTACTCATAGAGCTGCGATGGTACTTCGAGATATTTCAGGAGAGCCTGTAACGACAGCTCATTCATTATTTAAGTTACGCCCTAGTCTTGATAAATTTGGAAAAGAAACTCTTAAAAGTACTGGGATGTGCAATATTCCTTATGGATCTGTTCTTATTATTGATGAGACATCAATGATTGGGAACAAATTCTTACATGCTATTGTAGATATCATTAAGAAACGGTCTCTAAAAATATTATTTGTAGGAGATCCCTTTCAACTGCCGCCGCCTACAGATACTTGCAGTATCTTTGACGGCTCGTTGCAAACTTTCACACTTACTCAAGTCCATCGACAAGCAGGAGGTAATCCTATCCTCGAGAAGGCTAATGAGTTCCGTGAATTTATAGAAGGTATTCGTAATGTTGAGCCAGTAATAGAAACATGTATTAACGCTAAAGGCGAAGGTATTCACATATTACCTCATACAGAATTTATTACTAAATTCGTTCATAAATATGTAGACTATTCTGCTGGAGCACCAGTAGATGTGCCACTCTGTACTTACACAAATGAATCTGCTATTAATTATAATAATATGATTCGTAAGGCAGCGTATTTCCTTGAAGACACTATCAAACCTTTCTATGTAGGCGAAAGATTAATTACTAATAGTGTTGTTATGCGGGGAGAACGTCCTCTTCTAACAAATAACGAAGCAGTACATGTTATTTCGTATGAAGAAGGAGAGTTTGCTGAAATTCCCGGGTACTTTGTAACAGTACGCGGAGATTTTAATCCTGCTAATGGTTCTGATAAGAAAAAAGTATTTGTTCCTAAAAATAAAGCAGCAGTAGATAAGGTTCTTAATGTGCATAAAGATAGGGCTATTAAAACTAAATCTAAAGCAGCCTGGGTACATTTCTATGAACTAAAGCAATCTTTAGCTGATCTACGCCCACCATTTGCTGGTACTACTCACAAAGCTCAAGGTGGAACATTTCCTGCCGTATTCATAGATAGAACAAATATTAATAAATGTCATATCCCAGCTGTTAAAGCCAGATTACTCTATGTTGCTCTTACTCGAGCTAGTAAAAACGTATATATAAACGGTGGTTAATATAAGGAATTACTATGGCATTTACTTACACAAATAAACATAATATTCCATTAGCTCTAGCAGTCTTCTTAATGTATGACGACTATGGTTATGACGAGAGATCTAATGCTATCAGCGCTACGAGTCTCATGAAACCAATGCGTCAGATAGTACTTAGTCAGCAAAACAAGCAACTGCTTAAAACAGTAGATATTTCTGATCTAGTAGCATCTCGTATGGGCTCATCTATTCATGATGGCTGTGAAAAAGCTTGGACAGATATGGATAATATTGCCAAAGCTCTTAAGTTAGCGGGCGCATCTGATATAGCTATTGAGAGTATTCGAATTAATCCTGATAAGCCAGTTAAAGAAGATGAAATTGCTATTTATGTAGAGCAACGTACAGAAAAAGAAATCATTGGTTATGTTGTCACAGGTAAATTTGATTTAGTTATGCATGGTGTAGTTAACGATTATAAAACTGGCAGTGTCTGGGGCTATATCTATGATAGTAATGCCCAGAATCATATTAAACAAGGCAGTATTTATAAGTGGCTTAATCAAGATAAAATTACCAGTGAGTATATTAATATTAATTATATATTCACAGATTGGTCAGCTGCTAACGCTAGACAGGATCCGAAAGGGTATCCTCAACTACGATGTATAACTAAAAAATATCCTCTTTGGGGACCTGAAGAGACCGAACATTGGATCATGAATAGGCTCGAAGCATATCAAGAATTAGCTGATGCTACTCAAGATTTGCTCCCAAAATGCACAGATGAAGAATTATGGGCCTCTAAGACGGTGCACAAGTACTATAAAAATCCTAACTCGATGTCTAGGTCTACCAAAAATTTTGATGATATACAGGATGCTATAACTCGTAAAGCTAATGATGGCGATGTCGGTGTCATTAAAACTGTTCCTGGCGAAGTCAAAGCATGTCAATATTGTGCAGTTGTTGGTGTCTGCGATCAAGCAGAAGAAATGCTGGCAAGTGGACGTTTAGTACTATAGTTTATTGCCCTTATAGCTCAGCTGGCAGAGCAAAGCTCTTGTAAAGCTTAGGTCGGTGGTTTGAACCCATCTAAGGGCTTCATATTTTATCAGACCGGGTTGCGGATCGTAACCGTCCAGTCTGTACGCGGAGACTGGTCTTTATCTTATACCCGCTCCTACTAGGGAAATCGTATTTGGTCGAGACCAGTTTTGCTTAATTTAAAGGTCTGCCAGGAGAGCGCTATCGGTCGCTCAACCTCGCCGGAGCAGTAGCTGTGAATCCTTTATGGTGTGTTACTTTGGCAGATCAGTTTTACCAGGTTGGGTAAGAGCTAGTCCTAGGCTTATCAGCCCATTAAAGGCACAGAGATCCAGTTGCGGAGCTCACTGTCCGCCTGATAAATTAAGGAGTTAATATGAATTATGCAACAGCTGTATTCTTATTTGGAATTACAGAAAGACTTAGTCTAGACGCCGATGTTTATATGAGAAGAAGTAGCGACGCTAATACAGCAGCTATACTAAGACAAGCTAGCTGGTCTATTGAAAATTCAATTCCCCCACAACATCGTACAACATATTTATTAGAAAAAATGGAAGCTAATAGGATAGGAGATTGCCCTTCATGCGGTTAAACCGCAGACAATTTTTTAATGTAGAAGAAACGTATAATTTATTTAAATACTTTGATGATGTATTTCTTGAGATACAAAATTGTTATTATTTTAGATCATACCCAACTAGGCGCTGGTATGAATATTTAATGTGTTTTAAACCTTATCAAGGAGATTGGTATAGTGGAAAAGAATGATAAAATTGATTTACTTGATCACGGCTTCGTACGTTTAGTGGATTTCATGGGAAACGATCTTTCTGTAGTTCGATCTGCCAGAGTCTCATATGATGCAGCATGGAGAGCTGGTAATGATACTGGAGGAGATACTAAATTAATTAATTATCTCTGGAAGAATAAACATTCTACTCCATTCGAATCAGTCACTCTTACATTTGAAGTTAAGGCTCCTATCTTTGTCTATAGGCAATGGCATAGACATAGAACATGGAGCTATAACGAGCTATCAGCACGGTATAAAGAACTTCCTGAAGAATTTTATATTCCTCAAGCAGAGCAAATTACTACCCAATCTACTGACAATAAGCAAATGCGTACAGATGAACAAAATCCTAAAGCTGCTGTATTTCGAGCACATATGATGGAATCTAATAGCCAAGCATTTCATCTATATAAACAAATGCTAAAAGATGGATGTCCTCGTGAATTAGCTAGATGTGTACTTCCTCTGGCTACTTACAGTCATATGTTTGCTACAGTAAACCTTCTTAATTTTATGAAATTTCTTACATTGAGATGTCACAGTCATGCTCAATATGAAATCAGGGTTTATGCTGAAGCTATGTTGCTATTAGCTAAATCAGTAGCTCCAGTATCTCTAGAAGCCTGGGAGAAAACACATGCGGCTACCTAAAAAGAAACATGTAAAAGAACTATTTAAAAAATTACATTCATATAAGCCTAAACCTCGTGGCAATAATCAGATGACATTAGGTAGTTTGATTAAGGCTCTTAAGAGAGAGCGTAAAGGACTATTAGTAATGACTGCATCTGGAGGGTCACCAGGTATGCCCCATATTTATGCAGGGCATCCAGAAGATTTGGCATTTAATCAAACTAATGCAGCTATTACAGTTGGTGAATTTTTAAAAATGTGCGAAAGCACATTAATGAAACCTAATATAGGACCTGACCCCAGTTTTACTATGCACCATTCTGCCTCATTATGGATGGCTGGAATTGGAGAAGTTAGCAAACAAGCTATTATTGATGTCATTGCAAAAGACGGAGACATACAACTAGTTCTTAAAACTATCGACGAATAGGAATAACATGAAAAAATACCATCCATTTGCTGAAAGAATAGTCGATGTCCTTACTCGTAAAACGAATAACAATAATAGGCATTATTTTCGTATTCTAGCAGGGTATTACTTATCTAAAGTAGCTTCAATGATGCGCTGTAATATTCAGACTAACGATAGGGACGTCATACCAGTAAATACCTATGTATTAAATTTAATGCCATCTGGAGCAGGTAAAGGACATTCTACTAATATTCTCGAAAGAGAATTTGTAGCTCACTTTAAACATGAATTTCTAAATGTTGTATTCCCTCGAAAAGCCGAAGAGCATATTCAATCTTTAGCTATGGAAGCTGCTCATAGATTATTTAATGCCGGTCAAAGTACATGTGCCAATGTATTAGAAGAAGCATCTATTCAAGAAGATAAGTTTCAAAAACATTTCGATCGTTTAGGAGAGTTAGCATTCAGCTTTGATAGTGGAACCGCTCCAGCGGTCAAACAGATGCGGGAGAAACTTTTGCTAGCCTCAGCCGGCTCTATGAATTTAGAGCTGGATGAGATTGGCTCTAATATGTCTGCTAATGTAGACGTTCTTAATGCATTTCTTGAGCTCTACGACGTAGGCTTAATTAAGCAAAAGCTTATTAAGAATACAGTAGAAAATATTAGATCTGAAGAGCTTCCTGGTAATACACCCACTAATCTTATGATGTTCGGAACCCCAACCAAGCTATTAGATGGAGGCCGAACTGAAGAAGAATTTAAGCAATTTCTTGAAACTGGATATGCTCGTAGATTGCTATTTGGGTATACGACAGAAACTCATCGCATTAAATATGCTTCTGCTAAAGACAGATATAAGCAAATGGTCGATGTTAGTTTAGTTACAGAAATGCAAGCTATTCAGACAGCATTTGCTAATTTTGCTAAGCGTCCATTTAATCCTGTATTGCTAATGTCTGAAGTCAATTCTATTTATTTAATTGAGTATCAGGAACGGTGCGAAACCCTGGCTGATAATTTCAGAGAGCATATGGGTATCCATAAGGCTGAAATGATGCACAGGTACTATAAAGCTCTTAAATTAGCTGGAGCATATGCATTTTCAGACAATTCCACAGAAGTCACTAAAAACCATCTGGATTGCGCTATTAGCGTAGTTGAGGATTCCGGGGAAGCTTTCCACACCCTCATGCGTAAACAAGGCTCATATGAGCGTTTAGCTCACTATTTGGCCGATTGTAACAACGAAGTGACCCAACATGAGCTATTGGAAGAATTGCCCTTCTATAAGGGCTCAGAAGCCCAGAGGAAGGACATAATGACGTTAGCTATGTCCTTTGGGTATAAGAACAATATCATCATCAGAAGGCGTACATCGGACAATATCGAGTTCTTTTCTGGAGAAACTCTCCTGGAGACAGATCTGAATCATATGACGACAGGAATTAGCAAAGATATTGCCTATGATTATGAGACTAGTCATCCTCCATTTAAGAAGCTTCATAAATTGACCACTGCCCCGGGGTACCATTACACTGCACACGGATTCGTGAATGGCCATCGTAAGAGTGAGAATGCTATCCCGGGCTTTGATCTTATTATTTTAGACTGCGATGGAGATGTAAGCATCTCTATTGTTAAAGTCTTATTAGAAGATTATGCCTTCTTAATTTCTACTACCAAACGACATACTGCAGAGCAAAATAGATTTAGGCTTATTCTGCCTATATCTCATCGTCTTCAATTAGGCCCTCAAGAATACGCTAAATTTATGACAAATGTATTCGAATGGTTACCATTTCCTGTAGATGAAGCTACCAAAGATATCTCCAGAAAGTGGGCAGCACATAAAGGGCATTATGAATATAACGAAGGAAACGTTATTGACGCCACTATGTTTATTCCACAGACTAAACGTTCTGATGAAACTAAAGAAACGATTTCAACTACTGGAGTAAATAACATCGAGCGTTGGTTTATGACACATACATCTAAAGGCAATAGAGCCACACATCTATATAGATATGGAATGGTGATGGTAGATGCAGGCCTGGCTTTAGGTGAAATAATCGAACGATTAGAGAACTTTAATAAAGGATTAGAATCACCCCTACCTGAACAGCAATTCAGAAATAGTACAGTTAAATCTATTAGTAAAGAGGTTCAAAAACGAGGCAATTAAATGATTATTTACCGATGCCGGCAATGTAATAAGCCTTGGTATGGTCAATGGTCACAGCTAATACAAGGACGAATAGTTCCTGCCTACGTTGGTTATTGGAAAATAGGAGTATATTACTTCTGTAATCCGCTTTGCGTTTCTAACTATAAAATCATTCATAAGGAGAATACTTATTATGACAAATGATCATTTGGTATTGATCAGTGGGAAATCCGCAACGGGTAAAAGTGCCAGTTTAAGAGATATACAAAATCAACCAGGAGTCGTTTACCTAAATTGCGATATGGGTAAAAAACTGCCATTTAAAAATGATTTTAAAAATCTTGTTATTACTGATTGCGCTGTAATATACCAAGCATTTGATCAAGCAGAAGAACGAAAAGACATTCATACTATTATTATCGATACCCTAACTTACATGCTAGATTTGTATGAAACTACGCGTGTATTAACTGTAGGAGAAAAAGAAAGTAGAAAAGCATGGGGTAATTATGCTCAGTTCTTTAAAAGACTAATGTCTGATAAAGTAGCTAAATCAACAAAGAATGTAATTTTTTTAGCTCATAGTGCAGATCTGTTTAATGAGACTGAAATGGTGACCGAGACTCTTGTTAAAGTTAAAGGCTCATTGATGAATAACGGTATTGAAAGTTATTTCACTAACGTTATTTCATCTAAGAAACTTGCTTTAGCTAAATTTACTAAAGATAATGCTGATTCGCCATTATTTCAAGTTACTCCGCAAGAAGAAGCTTTAGGATTCAAATATGTATTTCAAACCACATTGACTAAAGAAACGGTTAATGAGCGTATTAGAGCTCCTATGGGAATGTGGACTCCAAAAGAAACATATATCGATAATAACGTTCAACTCGTTATTCAACGTTTAACTGATTACTATTGTGTATAATTATAGGTAGAAGAATATTCCCTATTTAGGTATAATTAGCGTGGCTCGTATCGCATTATAAGAGCGACGTTAAATAAATCTAATGCGGGATAGGACTGTATTGGCCTTTCCTTATGAAGGCAAACCTCCTTCTACGGGGCCTATCTTAACCGAAGGGTTATAAAACTCTAGTCCTCCCTGGCTCACACTCCCAGGGAGGGCGTCTTTC